CTTTACTACCAAACTCGCCTTCCCATGCATCAGCAAAACTCTTCTTGTCTGCCATCTTTGTGCGCACTGCATGCTCAGTCATTGTTTGACGCAGTTGTCCTACAACAGTTTCTGGGCCCATGTTAAGCGCACGAATTACACTAGGATACAAACTGTTGATGTCAATAGCACCAATCCAGTCATGCAATCCTTTTTTAGGATATGCAACATAGGCACCTGCCGCTGTAGTGCTTTCACCGTCTCTGTTTTTACGATTAGGAACAACCATGCCACGAGCATGTGCGTCATTAATGATAGCCTGCTCTGTCACAGCAACCGCACCCATTGTGGTCATTAGTAGCACAGTGTTCTCATGCGCGAGTACATTACTTAGATCAATAAAGCGTAGTTTCTTATCTAGTTTGTTTAGCAGTGCAGTATCTTGTCTGTTATAATCGATAAACTTTTCAAAGTCCTGATTGTATAACTGATCCAATGTGCCTTCATATGCAACCTTGCGTTCATCTAGTTCATGTTCGCCGATTGCATCCAGTGTATAACTATGACGCTCTTCGTATGTGTATTTGCGATACAGTTGCATATAGTCCAAGTGTACACGCCCTACTAGGTCAAATGTTTGGCTTTCTTTACCAAAGCGTTCAAATGTGCGTTTCTTAGGCTGTTGACCGAACAAACACCATTTGCGGTTATCATCTTTACTAAGCACACGAGTAATACGGTTTACTGTGTAAGGAATATCATAACCTTCACTGTTCCAACCACTTACAATGTCTGCATCTTCTAGTAAGTCTAAAAACACTTGTAGCATCTCTGCTTCACTGGTAAACAGGTATGTGTTATCAAAGCGTTTTGTTAGATCTTTTGCAGTTTCCATTGTCATGCCGCCAGGCGGTATAGCCAACGTAACAAGTGTGTCTGTCCAGTCTAAGTATATACTAATTGCTGTAATAGGATTGAAAGGATCCTCAGGACTACTATATCCTTTTTCTTTGTGAAAGTCTACCTCAATATCGAAAAAAGCAGTTTGTAGTTTAGGAGCATCGGCGTTTAGATAGTTGTCTGCCAAGCAACGGAACACAGGATTGATGTCACTTTCCCATACGCCCTTTCCGCCTTGTATTTTTAGTTCGCGTTGGAACTCTTTGCGATTGCGTGTAGCAAATCTACTCACAGGTTTGTCATAGATAGTTTTATATTTGCCACGTGGATCATCATAGTAGAACACATAGTTAGCAGGATATTCCTGGTATGTTCTCTTTCCGTTCACACGTTCAACTACATGTATTCTGTCACGTTCTCTATCAAAATATGCGTCTACATAACTCATTAAAGGGCACCTATTAGTTGTACAAGTGCATACAAGTTCATTGCTGTAAACCAACTACATAGTACAATGACAAATGCTGCTTGTCTTATTATAGCACTAATGATACCCAACATGCTACCTATAAGATACAACGGAACAAAATGCCAACCATCAGGATCTAGAATAGTAAAACTAAGTATAGCACTTGCACTGATCAGAAACACCGCTTCTATCATTTCACAGTAGAATGCAACTGGACTTAGTTTGTAACTATTAATCCAAAACTGTTTTATATTCTGCATTTAGATTTTGCCTACAGTAGCCAGGATGTTCTCAAGTTCACTGTATTCGTCACTGTGCTTTTCAAAGTCTGCTTTGTATGCTGTGCGCAATGCTTTTTTAAGCACTGTTGGCTTAATTTGCATTTCTTCTGCAATGGCTTTAATTGTGTCGTTTAGACCATCATTTAGATCGTCGACTTCCTGCATTACAGTAATGCCTTCGTTTACTAGTTGTGTTAGTTTTGCTTTATCTTCGCTTGAAAAAACTCTGTCACTCATGTGAGTACTCCTTGTTGATTATTGCTTTATTATATATGTATGTGGGAGAAGTGTCAACTAATATGTTGCGTAATTTCAACAGTTAAATCACTAGATCCTTTAATAAGTCTGTGATACACTGCTTCTGGAATAAAGTATTCTCTGCCTGTTACAAGTGCCATAGGCAACCGGTTGTCTAACTGTAGACTCCAGCCTGCACCTTCTAACACACGAACTGTACGATCCTCAGCATCACGGTGCCAGCAAAGGTCACTATTATCTGCGTCTTCTCGAAATGTTCTTTGTTTAATGTTATGCGCTAATTGCGTCTCTGTGTAAGGATTGTGCATCTTTATATTCTTTAAGTTTTCTCTGTAAATAATTTACTTTTTCTATTGTTGGTTTTACATTAAGAAACCCAAACAAATCTTCTATCCAAGTCTCGTTGCTTATGTCTTTAAAATTTATCTTTAATACATTACTTGCACTTGCAGGCAATAACCAATTCCACTCAGTGTAATGTTTATCATTTAGTTCATTGATTTCATTAACAATGTGTAATGGCAGTTTATCTGTGTATTCAGGCCAATCTGCTCCTCGTAGCATCTCGTATGCTTTAGGAGATATGTGAGCTGCCTTATGTTTTATATTATCATGTAATACTTTAATATCGTCGTTTGTAAAATCTATATAGATCACACGTTTAGACATACTTGCAACTAAATTAATATTTCGCATATGTCCTAATAGAAACTTACAATTAGGAATATTGTTTAAAAAATTTTCTTCTGCTTTGTGACTGTCACTATCCAATGCATATTCATTAGCAACAAAGATACAATCAGGAATGTTTGTTTTTGCATGACAACTTCCATCAGAATTAATTTCTATTTCTGTATTGTATAATATATTGCTACAGATATGAAGTACAAAATGACCGCTAGATCCACCTGCAAAACAGATTGCAGTTTCTACCACCATTGTCCGCCTTTAACTCCTAAAGCCTTGTAACGTGGGGTTCTGCAACTCCAGTAACGTGCTGTCATCTTATCATTTGCTTGCTTACACTTATGGCGTGCAACAAAACTTTTTACCGCACCTCTGTTCTTTGCTTTTACACTAAGTCCAGTTGTATCGCCCCAACTAATCTTTTTTACACGACCAGTTTTTTTATTCATTACATAAACATAAAACTTCTTAGATCCGCCTCGCTTTGGACTGTTAAGTTTGACTTTGCGTCCTTGGTATTCTGCTTCGTCAAGTTCTTCTTCCTCAATCATCGGTACATCAAGTGCTACTATTTCACCTTCTACCATGATACACTCGCCGATGTCTGTAGCAATCAGCTCTTGATCTTCCCAATCCAAGTTAAGTTTGTCTGCACACTCGCGCACTTGACGATAAAACTCTGTAAATGCAGTACTGCCTGGACGGAACATACACTCTGTAAATGGAACACGTTTAGCAACATGTTCGCGTATTGCTGCTTGCACATCCTCAAACTCACTTATTGACATTTTAGTAACAGGTTTAGCACCAGGCTTTGATATAGTTGACGTTGCACTAATTTTTTTATTGTTTGCCAAAGTTGCACTTGTACCAAATTCTTTCTGTCCACTATAGCGTTGTTTGGCTTGCATGTTTACCCCGCCAACGCTAGTCTTGGCTGTTTGAGTATAACCAGTCTCTGGACTACCTTTTGCATCAAGTTCTATTCCACCTGACTTGTAATTTGCTTGTCCATACCCTGGAGTAGCATCTGGTCTAAAAGTTTGCTTTAATTGTAAACCACCAACACGAGGAGTTGTAATACTGCGCATATTGCCTGTGCGATCTTTAACAACTGTGCCGGCACCACTTTGCTGTGTAACTCTATTTGCTGCTTTATTAACAGTAGTAGTAACACCTTGTGCGTTAGTTGTAGTTACTGGCTGCTCTGTTAGAAAATCGCTGGCTCTCATTACCTGTCAGTCCTTGTTATAGTTTGGTCTTTAGGAGTAGGTTCTACTGTTTTACTAATAACTCTATCAAGTGCGCCTTTAAACATACCTTTTTTCAACAATGCTAGTGCATCAGGAAATGTTTTTCCTGCACGTTCTGCTGCGCTTTTAATAGCACTTAGATCACTTCCACTAATATCTACATCAATATCAATTGGCTTACCGTCTGGGCTCATTGCAGTATATTTTCCGCTTGGCATTTTATCTCTTACACGCTTTGCAACGACTGCAGGCCCAACAACTGGAACTTTCATTCCCATTTGTGCATCTTTAAAATCTTTTTGTAATTGCGGATCTTTTTCTGCCGCAGGTGCTGCGTCTTTGTTTATGCCTGCTAGTGCGCCTGCTGCGGCAATCTTTGCTAGTTCTTTGTCGGAGACATTGCCCATAGACTTGCCTGTGCTTTTTTCTATGTACTGGCGAATTTCATCTACGTCTTTGCCTAGGCTACGCATTGTAGAAATGATAGTAGCCATTTCCTTTTCGCCTTCAATTAGTTCAATTTGTTCTACCAATAGTCCCATTAGTTACTCACGTTCTTTGCTTTGCCCTTGCGATTCTTGTTTGGATCTTTTGCTCTCTTGCGCTTTACTGCACGAGCAATACCTGCCTTGCCGTCCTTCTTGCCATCTTTATTCTTGTCTGCGTTGCGCAATTTTGCTGCAGCACTC